TCCCAATGAATCACTGCCGTCATGATCTGGAGCTTGCGTAACCCCAGCACCTCTTCTGCATGGTGCTTCTTAATGAAGGCGATGGCGTTCCACTTGCCTGCCTTCCCACTAAATCGCTTGCCGACGTATTTCAGGATCTGCTCCACGTCAGCCTGACACAAGAGCCGAGGAGCCTGATCGGGGACAACCAGGGGTTGGTCCACACGCTCAAAGGCTCCCGCACAATTCTCCAAAAGGAATTGCCCCCATTCGTCCTTGATCTCCGCCTCTGGCGTAAAGGCCACTTCCCCTTCGCGGTCACTTTTGGCAATGAACGGGATGGGGGTATTGAGGACGTAGGGCAGGGGCTTCTTACCGAGATACCGGAGTTTCACTGGCTGCCTCCTTGAATGAAATATTTCGTGTTCTTCACGCGCAGCACCCGCTCCTTGGTGCCGAAATCATCTTCTAGCTTTTCCACTTCATGCCGGTGCAGGTCCAGGCCCTGTTCCTTAAAGATACGCTCCATCTCAGGGGTCAGGGTCTGGCTGTTCGCAATCGTGTCGTGGGGGATGCGAATTTCACGGCTCATTCGGTCCCTCCTACAGGTTGTGCGGCAAGATCGTTTTGCTGCATCTCCTGCTCATGCGCGTGTTGGGCTTCGAGTTCCTGTTGCGCAGCCATCTGGTCAGATTGCTGCTGGTGCATCGCCGACGTATGCTGCATGGCCGAGGTTTCGAGGTCCACCCGCTGCTGATGGTGCGCGGTCCCTGCCTGAATCATCGCCACATCCACCTTGGTCTTCACGTCCATCTGCTTCTTTGCCAGTTCCGTCTTGTGCTGCGTAATCGACGCGGGTTCAGACGGCTGTTGCATCTCCACTTGGAGCATGTCCTGCCATTGGAACTGCTTGGCAAACGCGGCCTTCTCCATCTGCGTGAGTTCACTCCATTGGAAGGCGAGCGAGACTTTCGGCTGATTGGGCGGGGGCGCACTCATCTGCTGAATCATTTGCGTAATGCCCTGCTTGTTCTTCAGGTCGCTCATCTGGACAAGGATCTGCGCCCACTGCGGCCCATGCGCCAGGATTTGCGGGAGTGTGGTCGCCAGGGTCTCGAACTGTTCCGCCTGCGAGGTTGTATGGTCCGCCGTATCTTCCGCGACCAAATCATACAGCGCCTCTTTCAAGGAGGAGAAATGATCTGCCGTCAAGCGAATGGTCTTCACCAAGTTTGGATCTTCCGTCACCTGGAAAATCATTTCATCGGTATAAAACTGCTTCACCAAGGCAAACGTCAACATCGCCTTCATGCGACGTGACCGTCTGATATTGTCGGCAATAGGGAGAATGCCCGACTGATAGATCATTTGCAGGCGCTGGATGCCCGTACCACTCCGCACTTCGGGGGCGGGGTTCATCTGATCTTCCCCTGAGATGCGACGAATCGCCTGCTTCGTTTCTTGGAGCATCGTCAGGTTGCCCTGACTGATGTCCTGATTTTCCTTAATGACGAACTTATCGAACTTACCGTTCTCGACTTCGATCTGCCCGTCCATGCGGGCCATTTCGTTCGCCAGCTCGCTCTTGTCACGGATGGCGTTCCGTTCGTAGATCGTCTGGCGATTGTTGAGCGCCCAGAGCGCCTTGGAGCGGCGGGCGTTGATTTCACGTTGTGGGTCGATGAGGGACCACACGTAGCCCTGCGGTTCCCCATCGACTTTGCGGTAACAGTAGTAGGGCACAAACGGAAAGAGATCGTGAGTGTAGGGCGAGGGCTTCGGTCCATCGAGGAACAGCCCGCCGCAATACACTGCCACATACATGGCGTCCGCCGAGCGTTCGGTCATGGTGGACCCTGGCATCTCAGCGAGTGCATCGTTCAGTTTGGAGCGGCTGATGCCCCGTTCCTTGCGGATGACCTTCGTGGTCCCATCGGCCAACGTCACGACAAACTCGGTCACGCGCTTTTTGTACCAAATCTCGACCGGCCTGAATCGTCGGTTCTTCGTGTCGTAGTAGCGCCCAATCTCCCAATTCCGAAGCTGCATCACGGTCGGGTCAATGTTGGAGAGATTGGCAAGGGACGGTTGCGAGGTACCGAGAACTTGGCGAATCAACGCGGCCTTGTCCTCACCCCAGAGTTCGACGGCCACATCTTCGTCAAACCACTTGGCACGACAGACGTACCGCGCTTCCTGATTGATGTCGTAGGAGCGGCAGAAGGGGTCGGGGAACATCGTGAAGGGGTCTTCATGCCGATACCGCACTTGCGGCTGACCCAGTTCGTTCTGTTTGACGATCACTTCGGTCCAGCCGATGCCGCAGATGAGTTGGTCCTTAATCGCTTCGCCTTCGGTAAACTCGTACTGGTTCACATAGTCGATATGGCGCAGCAGGTCGCTCAGTCCTTGGGCGATGGGTTCATCAGAGGGGTTACGGCCTAAGAACTTAATGGTCGTGCGTTGTCGTCGGAACTGCCCTTGCAGCCGTTCTATGGTGGGGCGAATCTCATTCTCGACGATTTCTGGCTGATTGCGTTCTTTCAGAATGGACTTCTCTTCTGATGTCCATTGGTCCCCTTGCTCATACTTGTACGAGGTGTCAGCGGCAAACCTCCAGGCGGTGACAATAGGATGGTCAGCGGCCAGGCGAAACATCCGGTCAAGTTGGACCAGTTCTTCGACTTCTGCGGGGTCACTATTGAAGTAGTACGGGAAGTTGTCAGCCACGCATCCTTGAGAGGATGGACGTAACCGCCGATGAGAGTGGGCGGGACGCTACGGCAACGGGATATAGAGACGCACTGTTTCCATACGCTCTTTACTATCATCTGTCAAGTCAAAGAGGCGTAAGAGTTGTTCCAACTGCTTCGCGGTATTGTTCGCGGCACGGTATAAATTCAGGATATCCTGACGTTTCACCTGAATCGTGTCAGCCATTAGCCCACCCACGCCGAGGTCGCTTGTCTCCACTTCTTGGGGGTCTGGCGCGTCCGTGCGCCGACAAACCGCACGGCATATTCACTGAGACAGAGCGCATCGGCTTTATTGGGTGACGCCACGCCGCGATCCCGTAAGTCCTGTTTGCTCTCAATTTTGATCTTCTCCTTTGCCGTTTTGGAGAAATTGTACTTAATAACCGTCAATTCATCGATGAGTTCATCATCATGGGGTAAACTGATGGCCCCAGCCTGAAAGCGTTCGCGCACCTGCCACCACAATTCGTCACGGAGCCGGCTGAATTGCTCGGCATCGCCAGCCGCTTCTGCCACATTACAGGGGAGGACCGGACAGGGCGACATCTCGTTCAAAATATCGTAGGTGCCTGCCCCCCAGCCGATCACATCGATGGCGGCACAGGAGACATCATGCTCTTGAATCTCGCCCAAGGCCCATGACGCGAGCTGGCGTGAATCAAGCTGGGTAAATTCGGACAGCGCCTGCACAATCGGGCCTTTTCGGCGCAAAATGATGCTTTTATCGTCGCCATACCGCGCCACATCGACGCCGAGGACCACCGGCATCTCTGGTTCGACGATCAATTCACGCCCAATGGCCTGCATGACCCAATCGTAGGGGATCAGGGTATCAGGAGATGCCGTAGGCGGAAGACCCAGGACGCGAATCCGGTAGGCATTGGAGTCCCGTCCGTACTTCCGAGCCATCCGCTCCACATGCGACTTCTCCACCAGCTCGCTTTCTTCAGCATTCCAGTGGCAGACCAGCCAATCCTGTCGGTTTTTGGTAAAGGAATCGTTAAAAAATCCATGGGATTGGGTGGGGTTGCCGATTTGGATAACCAAATTGAGGGGTCCAGTGAGTCCTCCCTCCAATGGTTTGAATACGGGATCAGGGACGCCGGAACTTTCATCGACACAGACGAGCATGTTGTCGGCATGGATACCCGCGAGGGTGACGGCTTGTTCTTCGGCCCCTGATTTGGCGTTGACGGTGCGAGGGAAAGCAAACCATTCACGACCGGCCTCCTCTTTGAAGAAGATTTTCTCTGCTTGCCACTTGATGAGGTCTTGGAGAAACGGACTGCGACGAATCCAGAGATGCACTTCGGGCCAGAGGTTCGATTTCAACTGGGGACCGACCGGCGCGACACAGGGGATTTTGCAATAGGGGCGGCAGGTGAGGAAATGGAGGATACACCAGGCCATGAAGGCCGTCTTGCCCGTGCCGTGGCCGGAATGGATGCAGAGACCCAGGCGTTTCGCGTCCTGGGCCTCTTGCACCGTCATGGGAATCTTGCGTGAGGACTTGAGTTTCGCCACGATGATACGGCGATAGCACTCCAAGCCCTCTCGCTGCTGCTCCGAGATGACCTTCCCTGGCGACCCGTCCAGGTCAAAGACTTCTTCGACGAACTTGACGGGGTTCAGGGTCCAGGCTTGAATCTTGGAGGATTCTGCCCCCACTACTCCTCGCCCATCCCCACAGAGGAGGGGCCAGCACTCTCGTGCATTCCCGCGATCACGCCATAATGCTCGATGCCGAAGTTGGTCGTGAGACCAATCGACATCCCCTGAGACGTAGAGAGATGGGGGTCAGACCCTGGACCGTTCGGGACGTGGCCCTCCGTCAACACTTCCGCTTGATTCGATTCCTTTGCCATGCTGTGCCTCCTTGGTGAGAAGATACTCGACGGCCTGCTGACTCGAAAAGTCAGACGACCCCATATGATCGTAGAGATCACGGATATACTCATAATCTTCCTGGGTGTTCACGTCAAGCCTGAGATCCGCCGTGGGGAGGGTATACAGGCCATGCGCCTCGAAATACCGATGGGGATGTTCGCGCCAATCGGCGCGGTCGCCCACCCGCTGATCGAGCCAGCGCAGACGTGACACACTGAACACTTCGGCCCCAATGCCATCGACTGCCGTCGCCCCCACGTAATCGGTGGTATTGGAGAAAAAGATGGAGGGGGTCGTGAGATACCGACGTACTGCGTCATCAATGTAGTCAGGATCGACACAGGGATTATCGCAGGGGATGCGGACCACAATATCGGCTTGATGCTGTGTCACACAGGCAAGATAACGCCCCACGAGGTCATTCTCGTCGCCGTCGTAGAGAAAGAAATCGTTGAAGGGAATGTACGCATCGCGCATCGCATTCCACGTCCCTTTCGGAATGGCAACAATCACGCGATCAAGATTCGTCGCCCGTTTCACGCGCAGATAGATCTGCTCGATCATCGGACGGCCACCGAGCGGCAGCATGATTTTGCCAGGGAGGCGGGTGCTGGCGATCCTCGCCTGTAAGATCGCCACAACTTTCATGCGCTTGGTACTCCGTAGTAGAGACAGTCCTTACACGGTGGCACGTCGGTTCGACAGCCTTCGAGATGCTTCTGGAGATAGGCGGTCCTCACGGTCCCATTCCAAATCGCGTCAAGGGATTCTGTGGCTAAGTCCCCAATGAGTCCCGCGTCGTGGGTATCGAGTCGATTACAGAGGTAGACGCGCCCGTCCCAGGCGATGGAAGGATGATGCAAGAGATCAAGACACAGACCGTGCTCTGGCAGTGGGGGCAGACCTCCTGCGTACTTGCTGTTGCCGATTGGCAGATGAAGGCGGCGGTGCAGGAGGGACACACCACACTCACGGTATGGACGAAGTTCGTCATCAGACATATCTCCTACCACTTTGACCGACACGCGAGGGAGTCGGTCGCCTTTTTGGTCTAAGAAACTCCGTAGGGATTGTACCTGAATGTCGCGGTCAGGATCGCCACGGAAAATGGACACGCAGACCGATTCACAGTGCCCAATCAGCGCGTGTCCCCGTTCAGCCAGCCGTTCGCCGTGTGTGACGATGGACCGAATATGGTCACGAAAGGCAAAGAGGGCTTGGCAGAGTAAGGCTTCTGGGGCCGCGAGGGGATCACCGTCACGGTGAAACTGTACCACTAACGATTTCCCTAATGGCAGCACTGCATAGGCGAGATTGAGTAGCAGCTCCTCGGCCATCTCTCCGAATCGCAGTGTGGGGAATACGGTAGGATCTTGATGCCCACAGAAGGCGCAGAGCGTGTGCTTATCGCATCGACTCGTCAATTCAACATTGAGTTGTGTGAGGCCGTGCAGCATCCCAGCTTTCTATCTGCCGTTGAATATCCACGCCCACGAGTGACGACCATTTCGCCAAGGTCTCCTTGAACACTGGTCCTGGTGTCCCGTCCCCAATCGGTTTCCCATCCAGCGAGATCACGGGGAGCATACTGAACGGCGTGCCCGTGAGCCAGATTTCCTCCGCCTGCCGGAGCCGGTCAATGCCGGCCCAGATCGAGACATCCGTCTGACACAACGCCGCGACGGTGGCGAGCGAAATGCCAGGGAGGGCCTGCGTGGTAATCGTATGGACCTGGCCCCGTTCCACAAAGCAGAGGTTCGCGCCGGGGGCTTCTGTCACCATGAACGGCCCCTCTGGCAATTCAGGATGGGGCATCAACAGAATCGGCCACGTCCCCGCGGGGGCCTGCTGCTGGGCCAAGTGGAAATGGAGGCGGCTGCGATGTTTCGCGGCACTGGGGACGCAGGCAGAGGGGACTTGTTGGATCTGACTCGTGACGCACTGGACGCCCTCGGTAAAATACTTCCCAAACCCTGCCACGGTGTAGCGAAGGGGAAAATCCGCGATATAGACGAAGGGGTGGGGAATCACG